ATCGTATTCTACAGCAAGACCGCGCAACTCTTCTGCAATCGCCTTGATGTAAACATAGGTGTTCACATTAGAGTTCATCTTGACACGAGAACTGGCACAGATGTTCAGATAGTCCACAAAGATGATGTCTGGCACAAACTTCTTCTTGATCTTGAGTTCATGCAGCAGATGACGAAAGTGGGCAACCGTTGCAGTTGCAGTCGGATACTCCTTGATAATCAAATTTCCGCGCACCGATCCAATCGCTCTGGCTAGACGCTTATCGTAGGTTTCTTTTGGCAAGTCTTTCAGTTCATCAAGCGCCGTATCCATGAGATTAGCGTCAATGCGCTCTGCAATACGCTCTTCTGCCATCTCACAGGTGATATACAGCACATTCTTGTTTGCTGTGAGGCAGGCTGCTGCATGGTGACACATGAACATGGACTTACCTACCCCTGTTCCTGCCATCACGATGTTCAGCGTTTTGCGTGGAACACCACCCTTAGTGATCTTGTTGAAGAACTCCAAATCAAACGGCATCTTCTCTTGGGCACGGTGATAGAACTCGTACCGCTTGTCGGCATCTGCCATGTAATCGTGGCCGACTGCGGTATCAAAAGACACCGCGAGAGCATCCGATAGCAATTGTGGAATGGCGTTCTTGGTGTAGTTCTTGTCTTTGCCATCTAGAATCTGAATTGAAGCAAGCACAGCGTTGTAAACTGCCTTGTCTTTACAGAACTTCTCTGCGGTATCAATCAGCCATTTCAGATCGGTGTCTTCGTCCAAGCCAAACACTTCATTGATGAGAGAGACACATTGCTTGTGTTCGTCGCCATTCAAGCGAGAGTCATCCAAGCAAATGACCAATGCTTCTTTGGTCGGTTGAGCATTATAGGTGTCTACGAAGTTTTTGATGCAGCGATAAACAACTTGCTCTGGCTTGGTACTGAAGTACTCCTCTCGCGTGAAAGGCAGCACAGCACGAACAAACTCTTCTCTAGTAGCCAATGCACCTAGTATGATCTTCTCAGTTTGCAAGGTATCCTAACTCATTCTGTGACATGATTGGAATAGAATCTGCACCATTGTTCAAGTTGTAATCCATGATGTCTACAAGTATATCACCGATGTATTGCAAGAATCGCTGCGAGTCAGCGGTCTTGAATCCGCCTGGGTTTTCAACAATATAGTACTCGAAACTCACACGAACACAATCATCTTCTTCCAAAAGTCGTGTGCGTCCGTAGTGATAAATCACACCTGCCCATTCTCCGTTTTCAAGGCGGATGGGAGTGAAAGGCGCCATCCTGTTTAGAAGGATGGTATACTGCTTTCCGTTTACCTCGCGTACAATCTCAGATTGGTTCGCTCTTGGCTGGAAGTTGGTTACTGTTTCCGTCTTCTCTTGATTCGGAAAGAAGCCGAGGAGAGGTTGTGTCTCCATCGTCAGCATCCCTTTCAACCGAAGAACCATATTTGAAATGCAACGCCACCATCTTTTCCAATTCATCCATTACCTCTTTCGTAAAGTACTTCTCAGGGTTTTCATTGATGTTCTTCTCGAAAGCCTTGCTTCCATCAGGCAATTCAATGCGTGTGGAAACCTTCTTGAAGATTCCAAACTCTAACGCCAAGTCTAGCAAACCATAATACGGATTCAGTCCGCTATCGTAAGACACAAGCACATCTACCTTAGAATTCTCTTTGGTCAAACGGGACTTGTACAGTTTGCAATGAATGATGTTGCCGATCACCGTATTATCGGCGTCCTTCACCTTCTTCTTGCTGAGATATACGATGGTGGATGCAGCATACTTGAGTCCACTTCCACCGCCCATTTCCTTTGTAGGAATATACGCACCAACCACATCATATGTGTGATTGGTCATAACTAGCGGAATACCTGCTGCGCCTAACTTCAAAGTCAGAGTTCTGAAAGTTGCCTTTACCACCTGTGCGCGTGTCATATCGCGCACATCTTTGCCTGATGCTGTATCTTCAACTTCTTTCTTAGTAGAAAGCATTCCAAGAGAATCAAGAACCATCATCATGGGTCGTTGATTTGCCTTAGGCAGAGAACGATAGTTGTCAACAATCTGAATGGCTTGATGTCTAAACTCTTCTACTGTACCTACAGGAAACACGGCGACACGCTTCGGATCAACCCCTCGCGTTGTGAACATATCAGTAGTTACTGCTTGCTCAGAATCAAAGTATAGAACCACTCCATCAGGATTGTCTGCCAAGAACTTGGAAACAATTCCGAGTGTGAAGAAGGTCTTTCCTGTGGCACTCTCGCCTGCAAGTGCAATGATCTTGTTATCGGGAATACCACCGTACAGACTTCCACTCAACAGCGCATTGAAAGCATACGAACCTGTGTCGAGAAATCCGCTGATCTCTCCGCTGAGTCCTTCTTCGATAACTCCAGCCAGTTCATTGCCTGATAGTTTCACCATGTTTCGCAGAAAATCACCACCACCAGTTTGCTTTGGAACGCTCATGCTGTTTCTCCTGTCTGTTTGAGTTCTTGAATACTAAGTTTAAGTCGTACACCGTCTTCAACCGCCTGATTGAAGCGATCAATGTTTGATGTTTTGGAGTTTAGAAGTTCCTTCACCAATGCTTTATTTGCTACCGATGCACTCTCCAATGTATGTAGAATGAAATCGTGTGCGTTCTGTGTTAAACGAACACAGCGAGTTGGATTGTTGTTCCAATCCTTTGCCCATTCAAAGTTTGAGTCAAGGTTTGGCATCATTCCATTAGGTTCTCCAACGAAGCAGGCTTAGACTCAAGCACTTCGCTGAGTCTTCTATCTGCAATCTTACAGTAGTCTGCATTCAAGTCAATACCAATAAACTTGCAGTCTTCCAACAAAGCACCTTTACCCGTGCTGCCGCTGCCCATGAATGGATCAAGAACAGTTCCTCCCTTGGCGCACACTAGACGCACAAGATGGCGCATGAGTTCTGTTGGCTTTACAGTTGGGTGATCGTTTCCTTCTCCACGATCCGCCTTGGATATCTTGGCACAATAGAAGAAGCGAGCGGCGGAGCCAATTGACTCATCGCTGCCGCTAGTTTGGCATTTGGTGGGGTTGCCGTTGTTGTTGAAGGGCCGGGCACCCGCCGTGCGATTCCATGTTCCGCCCTTTACATTGTTCGGGAACATCTCCACCACCTCGTCGCTGCCGTCGTGGATCAGGTTCGCGGGCCAGCGGCCTTGTGTTGGCATCTCTCGCTTGATGGCTTTCTCTTTGTCGTGGATACCTGCTGCGAACGGACTGCCCCCAACGTAATTCGTTCCCTGATACCCTCGTTTGTTTGCATCATTCACCCAATCAGCCTCCACCCTGCACCCATCCACATTGATCGCCCCCGTGCCGTACTTCTGCACATTCTCTGCTACAGTTCCTTCTAATGGCTTTCGCGCCATGCAAATGGGTTCGCACGATGGCTTCAACGCCGTTCCCCATCCTTCCCATTGCTTTGCTGCATCAGTTGTTGCCTTGGTAACAGGAATCTCAGCGCCTTTCTGAACAATTCCCACACCACCACGCGCAAATCCACCGTGTCCCTGATTGTCTTCCACGGTGACGCCACGGGAGTATCCGACAACTTCTCGCTCGGCTCCTGCTGCCTTGTCGATTGCTTTGCTGACATCAAGTGACTTGGGAAAGGTCTTGCTGCTGACCCATGTAACGATATCGCGTACTTCCCATCCCGCATCTTCAATCGCGGCAGCAAGTCGATGGTATGTACGAGTTCCGCTGAATGCAAGCAGATACGCTCCTGGCTTGGCAACTCTAAGTGCTTCAACCCAAAAGTCTTTACCAGGCACACCGCGATCCCATTCATTGCCCATGAACTCTATGCCATACGGAGGATCACATACAATAGCATCCACGCTGTTCGCGGGAAGTTTATGCATTTCATCCAAGCAGTTGCCGTTAATTATAGTAAAGTCGCTCATCCGAATAAACCCTCCAATGAAACAGGCTTAGACTTCACAACATATGTGAGTCGTTTGTCTGCAATCTTACAGTAGTCTGCATTCAAGTCAATACCAATGAACTTGCAGTCTTCCAACAAAGCACCTTTGCCTGTAGAACCACTGCCCATGAACGGGTCGAGGACCACGCCGCCGGGCGGGCAGACGAGGCGGCAGAGGTAGCGCATCAGATCGGTGGGCTTGACGGTGGGATGATGGTTGCGGCGGTAAATGCGCGCCTTCTCTCCCGTGTAGACAATCTTGCACCCGCAAGCGTATGTATTCTCTCCGCTCTTATTGCTTTCGCCGTGTTCAGGGCATCTACCCGCCTTGCCTTGCGAAAACTCGATTGAGCCACGCTCCTCCAGCCCCTCGCACCCCTCATCGCGGTCGCGCTTGTTCGCCTTCGCGCAGTAGAAGAAGCGAGCGGCGGAACCTGCTCCTCCGTAGCCAAGATGCGGAAAGGTTCTTTTCACGCCTTGTTGAAAACATCCAACTTTGTCGGTGCCGCCCGCCCACCCATCCTTTGACTGCGGAAACAGGCCCTCCACCTCATCGCTGCCGTCGTGGATCAGGTTCGCCGGCCAGCGGCCAGCGGGAGATCCCGGCTGCCAGCCATCGCCCGACTCATAGCCGCTAGCGAACCCGCTTGCCCCGCGTGCGCCGCCGCCAAACCTATCCTCCGTCCCCACCCTGCACCCGTCCACATTGATCGCACCCGTGCCGTACTTCTGCACATTCTCCGCGACCGTGCCGATCAGCGGCTTGCGAGCGACAGTGATCGGCTCCATCGCAGGCTTGAGCGCGGTTCCCCATCCCGCCCATTGCTTTGCTGCATCGGTGGCGGGGACGGTCAGATTACTGCCTCCAACGCCACCCTGTAATCCGTAATCCGCCATTCCATTGTTCCTGCACTCTCGGTCGTTCGGATTCTTTCCCACCACCTCGCG